AATAGCCCATTGTTTTTGTGAAATACCTTTTGGTCTTAGTGTTATTATTTTTTCTTTCATTCCTAGATACTAGGATATTTTAGGATATTTGTCAACGCCCCTGGCCTTTATATTTTTTAAAACTACGTTTTTTTGATTTGTTCATTTTGCATTTACTAGGATTTCTACCTATACTTGTCTTGTGAAATATAGGTTCGTGTGCAACTTTTGCGTATAAACCTTTAGCTTTCTTTGCCATCTTCTATCTGTTCAAAGTATTTTGATATTTGTTTTGGGTTTTGTAGTTTAGGTATGTATTTTATAGATCCATTTACATGTTGCTCTAGATCTGCACCACAACTAACACATCTATAAAATTCTCTGCTTAAACCAATTAACATTGTAAGTTCTTCACATGTTGGACACTTTCCATTAACTATTTCTGTATAAATTTTTAAAGACATTACTCCAATATTAACTTCTTTATAGATAAAGATCCATCAATATTTTTTTCTAATTCTGCCATAGATTTTATGCATTGGTACTGTACTTGTTTCTTTGTATCACGCATTGCAATCCTCTTACCCTTCAGGCATTCAGACATAGATTCTTGAATTCTGTGTTCCTTAATTTCTCCGTTAATTATCATAAGAAGAGCCACTATCATTTCGGTCATAATACTTTACCTTTATTTGGCCCCTCTTTAATTCTATATTTGTGTGTGCCTGTACCATTAATTTCTACTTCTTTTTTAAGGTCTTTTACATAACGCATTTGTTTTACAGTTCTTTGCATTTCTTCTATGTAATCTAAAATTTTTCTAGTGACTCTTTCCATTTTCTCTTACCTTATCTTTTAAAGCTTCAATATCCTCTAGTGCTTTATCTAATTGTGAAGAAAGAAATTCTATATTAACTTTGTTAGTCATATTCATTTCTTGAGTCTTTTCCATTTTTTCTACGGTTTTATAAAGATCCTCGATTAAAAATATCTGCTCTTGATCGACGGGGACCTGTTCACTTTTTTTAAGCAAATCATTTTGAAACAATTCACGTGATGTCTCCAATGATACCAACCTAGCCGTAAGCTCGGTATAAGCGAAGACGCCGGCTGCGACGAGCAAAATCAAACTGGCAACCGTCTTCATCGGCATCTGCACGGCAGCTGATTCAGATATGTTTAATGGTTTATTGGACACTTGGTCCTCCACACAAAGCTAACGTAACTAGCATTACTATTAATAAACCTGTAGCATAATAGTTCATCCTGGCTATCTCCATAATTAGTCCTGCCAGAATTTTGACACGATACTATTCCAAATGGCTTTTATTTTTGCCCAAATTTTTTTAATCATGTTGTCCTCCATAGTATTATCCCAATTGCAATCACAATAACTACACTGAGAAACACTTCTGTGTTTATGTTCACAACTTAAACAAAATCCGTCTATTGATTCCATTATTTTTTCTCCTCAATTTCATAGAAAAACTTGTCGGTATCTTCTGTACGCCAAGCTCTACTATCTTCTACGTTCCAATCACTTGTCTGCACTTTCCAGTCAGGGATATTATCTTTTACAGTAAAAGAAGGTATGTCCCATATAATTCTATTGTTGGGTTGTGCTGCAAAATTACCATCATCTAAGGCAATAATGTGTGCGCACTTATGTTCGTGCGGTATCTCCGAATGATCGGTGTCAAGTATATTACTCTCTGGATGTGCAAAGTCAACGGTAAATAAGTATTTACCAGAGTGCCATTTTTTATCTTTGCCTATGTATTTACCGGCCTGGCCATCTAAAATATCGAAAGTGTGAACAGCAGGATAATAAGAAAAACAATTCCAGAGCTGTAGTTCATCAAGTCGTCTTGTGGGCACTCCGGATGGTTCAAATCCCTTTTGAATAAACGCGCTAATTGGTAAGCGATAAAAAATTGCACCGTTTTCCATAATAGCATGAAATAGTATAGGCTTTCCTGTAATACAGCTAAGACCAAAGATAATGCAGTCTTCAACTTCTCCATGATGTTTTTTAAGATCATATAAATATTCTCTTCTTATCTGAGCATAAGTTGCTGGTGTGTTTGCATTTAAATAAGCCATAATTAATCATGTATCTCACCCCAGTTGTCACCATATTCATAGTCGACTTTATTTGGGACTTCTAGTGTAACAGCGTGTTCCATAATTTCAACAATCTTTTTAGCATGTGCTTCATCTTGCACAGATATATCTAGCTCATCATGTATTTGTATGTGAGGTATGATACCTTCTCTGTACAATTCTAACATTGCTTTCTTAGTCATGTCAGCAGCAGATCCTTGTATCAATTTGTTTAATGCTTTGTATGTGTAAGCTCTCTTGATCCCCGGTCCATGTTCCCTTAACGCATCTTCGTGTGTCATGGCCTTATGCATACCGAAACTATTAGGTTCCCATAAATGAAACCTACATAATCTACCTAGTAAAGTTCTTATCTGACCTCTATCCTGAGCTCTATTAGATGCTTTATCCATCAATTGTTTTACAAATGGTACACGTGAATGATACGTGTTAAATAAATCTGCAGCTTTTTCTTTAGTAACCCCTAGTTCTGCTTGAAGTTTACCTTTACCCATACCATAAAAAAGACCCAAATTGATCGTTTTGGCCTGTGATCTAGGTATGTCGGCCATATCTGCTACAGTCTGGTGAAAGTCTGCGCTAGCATCGTTTGTATAGGCGTCTACAACGTCATATACGGACGGTAATTTGTATAAAGAGGCATAATGCACTACCAACCTAGGCTCTTGCTGAGAATAGTCAAAACAACCCCATGTATGGCCTTCCTCGGGTATAAATAACGACCTTATCTTAGGTCCAAGATCCTTGTTTCTTGCAGGAATCTGCTGAAGGTTTGGGTTTTGATAAGAGAACCTACCAGTCACCGTACCCCCTCCAGCATTCCTTAACTGATTTATCTCGGCATGTATTCTACCTTTATGCTCGTAGCTTATAATAGAATCTAGAAAAGTTGTGTGTGCTTTGTTAATCTCTCTTGCTTGTGCAATCATGTTAACAACAGGGTGCTCGTGTTCCTGTAAAAAGTTTTTTGTAAATGATGGTGCACCTGTTTTATCTGTTGTTGGATATTCTAGTTTCAACATATCAAATACATTTGCAACAGATCTTGCTGCCCATATTTGTGTATCAACATTTGTTTCTCTTTTTATTTTGTGTAATAATTCTTGTTCAGCTTTCTTAAATTGTTTTTTCATTGTATGAGCTCGTTCTACATCTACACGAACACCTTTAAATCTCATATCAACAAGACATGGAAATAGATCTGTCTCCAAATCAAATATATCTTCTAGGTCCTGGTTAATAATTTCTTTTTTCATCTCTTGCCAAAGTCCTAATGTAACTTCAGCATCACGTTCAGCATATGCACCGACATGCATTGAAGGTAGTTTGTACATTTCTGATTTAGGATTGATTCCCCATTCTGCTGCAGCTTCTGCAAGTGCAGCTTCGTTCTTACCATAACCAAGATAGTGCCACGATAAACTATTTAAATCATATCTAAATCTATTTTCATCAGTCACAGCTGCCGCTATCATTGTGCAGGCTATGTTACCATTTATTTTAAAACCTAATGCCCTTAACCAACAGACATCGTAAATTGCATTGTGAAAAACTTTTGTTGATGGTGCTTCAAGTACATCTTTTAACCAAGACATAACTTTAGCTCTATCCATATTACCACCACCTTCATGTGCAATTGGAAAGTATCCTTTGTAATGATTAGTTGCAACTGCAATACCTATAACGTCACCATTACCTATGACAGAACCAGATCCTTTTTTAAGTAAGTCAGGATCTTTTGTCTCTAAGTCAATTGCTATTTCATCTACATGACGTAAGTCAGGAAATTCTGTAGGCTTTAACCATTCGGTAGGTGCTTCAAATTTAGGTATTTTCATTTGCTCTCCGGTTCAAAGATATATTTATCTTCTATTAGTTTATTTAATTTTTGTTTATTTGAAAAAGCATACAATGCAGCATGATGATCTTTTGGAAAGATCTCCCAACTAATTAGTCTAGGATATATTTCTAGTTCAAATCTATATTTTTTATCCACTACAATATTTTTAACTATCTTATTTTTTCTTGCCATCTTTTATCTTTTTGATTTCTAAGTCACAATAATGTTTGATCTTCTCTAAATCTTCTATACCATTCTTGTTTAAATATCTACAAACATATTTCACAACACATCCTTGAAAGAATGAGAGATTATTTTTTGAAATAAATTCATAGGGCTGAATGTGAAACGATTTATAATGAGATCCTCCTACCTGCCTATCTTGTGGAAACACACTATCCAATAAGTCCTTCGACGTCATAACCTTGATCCTCCTTTTTTGCTGACATAACATAAAGATTTTGTTTTGTACGTGTCACTCCTACATACCAAACTCTATGTTCTTCATCTTGTTTATCTAAACTCTTTTCTACAGAGTCTCGAATTGTTTTAGTATTATCTAACATTAACAATACATTGTCAGCTTCACCGCCTTTTGCTGAGTGTATTGTAGATAATTTTATTCTTGGTGGTTTACCTAATTCTTCACCATTACTTAACATTTCTCTTATGTATAAACATTCCTCGTAGTCTGATTGAAATACATCGTACCATGGTACATCTTTACTAAATCCAAACTCTGTCAGATCATACATTCTTTCTTCTGTAAGTTCTGTATCTGTACCAGTGTATTCAAATATATCTTTTACTTCTGCTAAAGATAATTGATCTCCTTTGGTCCAACGAGTATAATTTAGAACGGTTCTAAGTAATGTTACTTTGTAGCTTTTACGATCTTTGAATTCAAAATAAATACCACGTTCTTTTAGATAAGGTTTAAATCTATTTAACTTATCATTGTATCTTGCCAGCACTAGCCATGTTCCCTGATCCAATGGTGCATCTTCTTGATCAAAAATATAATTAACAGTACCCATATCTTCTCGTGCCTTCCAACTTTTTTGTATTCTTCTTTCGTCAGGTATTTGTTTTAAAATGTTATCAGCTAAACTTTGTACAGATTGTGGAACCCTGTAAGATTGTGGCAAAATTATGTCTTTCTTTGATTTTTCCTGCTGAAATTTTTTTACATCTGCGCCTGCCCAACCATAAATTGCTTGATCATCATCACCTGCTAGTATAACATATTT